TATACTTTCAGTGCCATAATCAATTAAAGCCACCAACGGAAAACGCTGATTTTTGAATGTTTTTGAATCGTTTCTGTTTTTAAGCCACTCCATTAACTCTGCATAAGAGCCGAAAACGAAGTAAGGTGCATTGGCAACCCATAAACCGCTTGTTTCATCTGTTAATGAACTTATGCCATTATCTACCGTGAAAACATTACGAGATTCTACGGAAATAACCTTAACGTTTTCATTATTGAATTGTGTAGTTCCTGAAATGGTAATGTAATCGCCTCCTTTTAAGGATATATTTACATCGGTTGTAATTCTGTATTTACTACCGGAAACACAAGAAATTGTTAATATTTTTCCTGTTTTTCTAAGTCTGGAAACTACCGTTTCAACTATTTGCGGAATGATAATCATATATCGAACAGATTAATAAATGAATAATTTGAAGGTGAAAAACCTGCATAAGTATCGGCCAGAACCTCATTTTCGATTTCAATTAATTTTTGGCATTCAATAATCTGTTTTACAGCCTCATTATAAGCCCAAACTAATTTAGCACGCGGATTCGAATGATTAAAACCGTTTGGCGTGGATGCTTGCAAATTACCTTGAGCAGTTAATTGATTTTCGTTTTCTTTAACCCATTGATAATAGGTTAAATATTTAAAAATTTCATTCATACCTTTAAATCTGCATACACAGCCATTATAAACAAATTCTTTCCCATCGCGTAAATCCAACCATTTCTGAACCTCTGGAATTATTGATAAGCCGGAAATAAAATCTTTCGCTAGTTGATACCCTAAAATCAAATCCAGTTCTTTAATCTGGATTTGCTCGGCAATATCAAAAAGTTTTTCTTTCGTTGCCGGATTGTCTGTTCCCGAAATGTTCAACAACCCACAAAAATCTGTATCAGTAATAAAAATCATTTCTTTTTGGGTTTAGCTAATTTTTTTAGTTCTTCCTTTTCAATAGCTTCTTGTAAATTATTAAAAGATTCTTCTAATTCCTCACTTGCTTTACAGGCAATTTTTAAACTAATCCATGATTTCGCTACCTTATCGGGAATTTCAACCACCTCGCTACGTTTAATTTTTGTGCCTTTGTAAATTAAATCTGATAATGCTATTATTTTCATAATTGATAATTTAAAGTGGATAATTGATAATTGAAAAAACAATTATCAATTATCCGTTGTTAGATTAAGCAGTTTCTAAAAATGTTTTACCGGCTGCAAAAGTATGATAAACAAAAGCTTCTGTATCGTTTGCTTTAACAAATGAACCTAATCTTTTCACACCTCGAACGGTAACTAATCGTTTTGAAAAGTCATCGTTTTCCCAACCCATTTGAATAGTAATTGTTTGACGATCACGAATATTAAATCTTGATAAATCACCTACTAAATAAGATCCTTGAGGAATGGTAACCGATTGAAGTAATTTAACACCTGCTATCACATACCCATCAGGCATGCTATAAATAGGCATTACATATTCGCCGGTAGTTGCTTTTGCAGAAGTCATAATGTAGAAATCAATCGGATTAACGATTACTGCATTAGGAATGAAACGGCCTTTACCGTTTGCGTAAATCTGAGCAATTGCCGCTCCTATAACGTCCCAGTTGTTCGCTAAATCTACTTTATTTTGCAAAGCTGCATTTGAAAGCGTTTTTGCATATTTGGTAAGTCCGTTTATTTGAGGCGTTACACCTGTTCCGGCAAGTAATTGGCTATCTTCTTTCAATGATAACTGATGAATTAAATTGCCGCTGATTTCTGCTTGTAATCCGGGCAAATCATCCAGTAAATCTTCAGTAACTTTAATGTAATCGGTAATATCCTCTACCTTTGCACTGGCGGCAACATACGACCATGAAACCTGACTTGATGCAGCTCCCTCGGCAGTATTCGCAGCTGAACCCTGAAAAGCAGTTTGTTCTACCCATGTAATTAAATTACTTATAATAGAGGCTGTATTGGAAAGCAAACGCAAAACAAAACTTTCTCTAACTATATTATTAAATCCAACTTCCACATTGGGTTGAATAACATAACTACCGGAAAGGTTAGCGGCTTCAGTCATCGTTGCCGGAGCTTTTATTTCAATATCCACAAACCCTGATTTATTACCGGCTTTTATTTTTTCACGAATCAATTCAGCAGCTTTACCAATAGCTTCATCATACGATTGTTTGAAAGAGTTGGTATTATTACCATGTTTTCTCATTTTTTCGTAATTCAAAGCCATTTCCTGTAATCCGGTTTTGATTTCTTCAACTTGTGTTTTAACTGCGTTGAATTTATCTAACCCTGAATTATCCTGAATGAGTTTTTCGATTTCTTTAAATTTATTATCGAATTGCGTTTGAGTTAAAAACCCGCGATCCAATTCAGCTTTAAATTTATCGAGTTTCTTTTGAATCATTTCCGAAAATTCTTCCTGTTCTTTGGTAAAAACAGCGTTTTCACCCAGAACACCCGAAGGCATAGGAATAAGATTCATAAACTGAAGCGCAATCGCGCCTACTAATGTGGGTAATCCGATGGATGCAAAAAGAATGCTACCCATGAGTGCCCAAAATAAAACACTAATGATTTTTCTTGAAGTTTTCATAATTATTAAAAATTGATTAATTAAAAATTTACGTTATTTAAACACGTCCAAAAACTTGCATCCGGCTTTTGAATGTTTTTTTCAGTGGAATCATCCGGCTGTTTTTTCTCATTCAGAAGTGAATTGAATATATTTTGAAGCTGATTAAGTTCTATTTCGAGATTGTTTAACGTTTCATCAGTTAAACAACCTACTTTCAGAGCTTTTAACACTCTATTCATTTTTCCGGTAATGAAATTGATTTCGTTTTCGCCTGATTTCATTCCCAAAAACGGTGTATTTTCATTCATTCCCCATGTAACTGTTGAACCTTCGAATAATTTTAACTCTAAAAGTTTATAAAATACGCCAGAAGGTTTTTCAGTTGTTGCCGGAATTTCTACCCTTTCAGTTTTAATTTCTCGATAACCAATGGAATGTTGATTATATACGTTGGCATCATAAAGTTTCAATGTATCTTCCCCGAAAGACGTTTTTACTATTTCGGTTTCGAAATACAGCCCGGTGGCATCTTCTTTTAATACGTTTGGCTTTCCAAGAACTTGTTCTGTATTATGTTGTAATAAATGAAAAATTAAATCTTTGCCACCTTTGCCGCGTTCCTGAATGGATTTTTTGAATGCGCCCTGAATAATCATGTCGCCACCTGAATCAATATTATTGAAGGCTGCAAAATATCCTGTTACAATGCCTTTTTTTGAATCAACATCTTTTAAAAATCCGTTATTTATCGTTTTGAAATTCATATTTTTTTTATTAAAGTCCTATTGCTTTTCTATATTCAGGAATCGAAATTATACCGCGATCAAGCCTACCCTGTAATAATATTTCTTTCTGCATTTCATCTTCTTTCAACTCTGAAATAGATTCGAGTTTTGGCCGGAAATAAAGCCCTTCTTTTTCGAGATTAAAACCTTTATTGTAGGCCGCACATTCTGTTTTTAATAAAGGAATTACAGCATTTGTATATAAATATTTCCTTGCGGTATCCATATTGTTATAAGTGGCTGCATCGTTAAAAATTAATGGTAATGGATAACGATACCTGTTGGCAATAGCTATTATTGCATCTTTTTTATTTTCTAAAGATTGCAATTGCATTAAATCCATAGCCATTTGTGTGTATTCTACGTTTCCGGTAGTTATCAAAATACTTGATTTGTTGGCGTGGAGGCCGTATTCTTCAAAGTATTTTTGTTTTAAATCTTTCGCCTCATCACCCGAAAGCGGAAATTGAGAATCTTTAGATGAAATAATACCTAATGCGCCTCGTTTCTGAAACATAGAAACAATTGCATCATGAATAGAACTTAAAGAAGTGTTGCTTTTTATGGAAAGTGCCAAATTTCCATATCCTAACAAGTATTGACCATTATCAAAATTTACATTTACATCTTTTATATGAATTATTTCATCGGGCGAAAATGTTAATTTGCAACCTGTGTTTAATTCATATCTGTTTATTTTATTTAATCGGTAATCAACAGAATCAAATGGATCTTCAGTCACTATTTGTAAATATTGGGCCGGTAATACCCAAAGCTCAACCTTGTTGATTGCTTTTGGTAAATTAGCATCTACTTTATTGATGAATGAATTAAGTAGATGCTAATTTAC